CAGGCATAGGCACCTCGGCATTCGGTTCTTTGACACCGATGACTGCTTCGATGACTGCTTTGAAGTCTTCGCCTTTGTTTGAGGAGAAGGCTCCGGGGACATTTTCCCAAACGATATATCGTGGGTATTTACCATTTGTGGCACACCTCATTTCTTTTACGATTCGTATTGCTTCATAGAACAGCACCGATTGCTGTCCTTCAAGTCCGGCTCGTTTCCCGGCAACCGACATATCGGTGCAGGGAGAGCCGAAGGTGATAATGTCCACAGGCTCGACTTTACTTCCGTCCATAGCGGAAATATCACCATAATGTTTCATAAACGGCATACGCTTTGTTGTGACCCTAATAGGAAACGGCTCGATTTCCGATGCCCACACAGGGGTAATGCCGGAAAGCAAGCCGCCTAAAGGAAATCCACCCGAGCCATCAAACAAGCTGCCGAGGGTTAGATTATGTTTCATTAAATTCCGTGACCTCCTTGTATGAGAATGTCACTCCGTCTCTTTCTACAGATACAGCATCTGCCGAGCCTACAAGCTCAATATATCTGTTTACGATTACATCGCAGAACTTTTCGTCAAGCTCTACTGTGCAGCAGATTCTATCAGACTGCTCACAAGCAATAAGGGTTGAACCGCTACCACCGAATGGGTCAAGCACTACAGAATTTGTAAGGCTTGAATTCATAATTGGATATGCAAGAAGCGGAATAGGTTTCATTGTGGGATGCTCACCATTTTTCTTTGGCTTGTCAAATTCCCAAATGGTAGATTCTTTTCTTCCAGTGTACCATTTATGCTTTCCTTTCTTTTTCCAACCGAACAGCACAGGCTCGTGCTGCCATTGGTAAGGAGAGCGTCCAAGCACGATAGACTGCTTTTTCCAAATGCAAGTCCCCGAAAGGTAGAAGCCTGCATCCGAGAAAGCCTTTCGGAAATTAAGACCCTCTGTGTCTGCGTGGAATACATAAATAGATGCATCATCAGCCATTACCGATTCGGTGCCGATAAATGCATCAAGAAGGAACTGATAAAACTTTTCATTTTCCATATTGTCATTTTTTATCTTCCCGGCAGAACCTTCGTAATTAACATTATACGGAGGGTCTGTGATGACAAGATTTGCTTTGACACCATTCATAACTTTTTCAAGAGTTTCTGCTTTGGTGCTGTCCCCACAAATAAGTCTGTGCTTACCAAGAGTCCATACATCACCGAGCTTTGAAAAGGCAGGCTTCTCAAGTTCGGCTTCTACATCAAAACTATCTTCCTTGATGCCATCCTTTAATGTATCTTTGAAAAGGTCGTCAATCTCTGCCGGGTCAAAGCCAGTAAGAGAAACATCAAAGTCTGTGCCTTGCAGGTCGGAAATAAGAAGAGCAAGTTTATCCTTGTCCCATTCACCGCTGATTTTATTAAGTGCCACATTGAGAGCTTTTTCTTTATCTTCGGGAAGCTCCACAACAACACAATCAACCTCGGTGTGTCCCATATCCATTAAGACCTTGAGTCTTTGATGCCCACCGACAACTCTGCCAGTTGTCTTGTTCCAAATGACAGGCTCAACATAACCGAACTGCTCAATGGAGCGTTTCAGTTTTTCATATTCCAAATCACCGGGTTTAAGGTCTTTTCTTGGGTTATAGTCAGCAGGCAGAAGGTCTGCTGTATTTTTCTTCTCAATCAACATACTTTCTCACCGCCTCTTTAAGTTCTTCGGTCTTGTCATATTCCTCCCAAGAACCGAGGTAGCCGTTGAAATGTCCGTATGCGGTTGTGTCGGAATATGTCGGACAGCGGAGTTTTAATGCAGAAACGATTGCAGCCGGACGAAGGTCAAAAACTTCAAGCACGGCTTTGCGGATGATTTCTTCATCAACCTTTGCTGTACCAAATGTATCAATCTGAACCGCAGTAGGTTCAGCCTTGCCAATTGCATACGAAATGCCAACCTGACATTCATCGGCAAGAAATGACCTTACAATGTTTTTTGCTACAGCTCTTGCCATATATGCACCGCTGCGGTCAACCTTTGTCGGGTCTTTGCCGGAGAAAGCTCCGCCACCATGTGCTGCAAGACCTCCATATGTATCAACCATAATTTTTCTGCCTGTTAAACCAGTATCAGCAGAAGGCCCGCCTTTGACAAATCTGCCGGATGGATTCACAAGAACCTCGGCATCCTTATTCATTTTATATCTGTCAAATAAAGGGTACAGCACTTCTGTTACTATTTCACGGCGTAAGTCTTTGAGGTTTTTATCAGCCTTGTGCTGAACTGAAACAATAACATTTGTGATTCTCTTGGGTTTGCCATCTTCGTATTCCACAGTAACTTGTGCTTTGCCATCGGGACCAATTCCCTCAATCGTTCCATCGTGCATTGCAAGGTCAAGGTTTTTGCAAATGTTGTTTGCAATCACAACAGGGAGCGGGAGTTTGTTCCAAGTCTCGTTTGTAGCATAGCCGTAAACGGTGCCTTGGTCACCTGCACCAACTGTTGAGAAAATGTCCTGTGCGTTTTTAGTTCTGACTTCAAGAGATTTTGAAACACCTCCTGCAATGTCGGAACTCTGTTTGTGTACATATACATAAATGAGATAGCGGAGCGGATTGTATCCGACCTTGCGTAATGTCTCACGAACCACGAGGCGAATGTCAACTCGCTTTGCACACGTGATTTCACCTGCGACTATGATTTTATGACCTGTAGCCATAACCTCACAGGCAACACGGGAATTTTTGTCTTTTCTTAAGCACTCATCAAGAATGCTGTCTGCAATAAGGTCGCACAGTTTATCCGGGTGACCTTTGCATACACTTTCAGCTGTTTTTAAGTAACTCATATCAATTTCCTTTCCTTGCTCGAAGCAATCTTTCCATAATATCATCCTGCGGATTAACTCCGCCAGTGTATTCGCTTGTGCAGTTCTCACGCACAATCTGAAATATTTCTGCCCACATTTTATTTGCCTGCGTCATATACTTATCGCCGATTGCTACATAGGGAGATTGGATTGCTGCACCCGTGGTAGGATGCTTTGCTAAAAACCCGAGGTCACTTGTAATGGTTTCACATTGAATCCATCTTGCACTCGCCATTGCATAACGCTCAATAAGCTGTGGTGAAACAATAGTGGCACAGCCTCTGTCGGACAGCCATTTCCAAGTGTTCTTATAAATATCGGCTGCACATAAGGTCGTGCCGTCTCGTTGGGTTGCGGAAAGGAACTCCGAAGGCTTCGGCATTGCTTCACCTTCAAGGTTAGCGGCGTTGTCATTAAAATCGATGACAGTCAGCATACGCTTTCCCGGATTTCCTTCTGCAATTTTGTCTGTAATTGCTTTCTTTGGTCTTCCACCTGAACCCGGTTTGGGACCTCTTTTGCCCATAAAATTACACCTCTTTTCTCGCCGGGGGTCTATTCCCCTGAAAACTTTTGCGAAAATTTACACGAAAGCCCACGCCCGTTGCACGAATGAAAAGCTGTAGAGATTTGATACCCCCACCGGGTCATCATTTTCTGTGCCATCTGTCTCCTCGGTCAGCGTGAATTTTTGCATGGCAGGACTGACACAATGCGATGAGATTATCTCTTGCGTGTGTGCCACCCTCCGAGAGAGGCAAGATATGATGAACTTCTTCTGTCGGTGTGAGCCGACCTTCTTTTTCACAAAGTTCACATATAGGATGCACCGCCACATAGCTATCTCTTATTCTTTTCCAAGCTCTGCCGTATCGTTTACGAACTTCCGGGTCTCTGTCATAGGTCTCATAGCGTTTGGCTTCAGCCTTTTGGTGTTCCTCACAGAACCTTCCGTCAGTAAGCCGTGGGCAGCCGGGAAAAGAGCAAGGACGCTTCGGTTTCTTCGGCACTTCATTCACCTCCAATCGGGCATAAGAAAAGCCTCGCAGGAGAGGGGTGCTCCTACAAGGCTTATCGTGTATGCTTTTTTGCTATTATAATAATACCATAAGAACAAGGTGAACTTCTATGGCTTTTCGTGGCTTGTTATTTAAGCCGACTTATCAAGCAATGCTTGTACCTCATCTAAAGCTCTGCCGTGCAAACGATGAAGCCACCTTATGTCATAGCTCATAGTTGCTGCAATCTGCTCCCAAGAAAAGAAGCACAAATAACGCTTTTCCAAGATAGTTTGAAACTCCACATTTTGAATGCCCTTTATTGTCTTGGTTATTTCCTGTTTTGTGTCTACCAAATCGTCAATGTCCTGATTTATTTCTTCCTGCAAAGCTATTATTTTTACAACTGCATCTGCCATTGTAGAGGTGCTTTTGCTTGGGGAATGTGGCATCCCTGTCAAAACAGATGTTGCTTTTGTAGCAAGAAGGTTCAAGGATTCCAACTGTTCAAGTTTTGAGTTTATACGCATATCAAGGTATTTTGCTTGTGATAAATATTCCTTTGCATTCATCTGCTTTTTTCCTCCTTTAGCTTTGATATAAGGATTTCGCAGTTCAAATTGGTCAGTACCTTAAACCAATCCGAACGAAAAAATCGAATTATATGTGCCTTTGTACTGTTGCATTCCGTTCGCCTGTAATCTTTCACCGCTTGTAGGATAATAGCTTGAGCCAAGTTTTCATAACAATCCATATTACTTGTCATTTGTCATCATCCTTTCTGCCTGCTTACGAAGCATACGATTTTTCTTGCGTTGCTTTTTTCGCCTTTCGTGGCGTTCCTTTCTTTTTTCTTCTGTGCGAATTTTTCCAATTGCTGCACTTGCTGTTGGGTCGGGATAACCTTCACCGTTTCTGCCGTAAAATGCCATAAGTTTTATCCCTCCATTTCGTTGACCTCGATATAAATTCCGCAAGGTTCGTCCGACCATCGCTTTTCAACGATTTCACGGACTACTTGTGCATCGTCCTTCCAAAACTTGCATTGGGTCATACAATCCTTGAGCATCTTTTGAAGGTTATCAGTATCGGGTCGTGTAATTCGCCACTCTCCGTTTTTATGACTTTTGCCTTTTGGAAAAAGCCATAATACCCGGAGCGAGATTGCACCCGTCATCGGTTTTTGCGGTTTATGTACCGAAAGATGAGCAAGAAGAGCATTCTTTGCTTCCTTAACCGCAGGCGGGTCATAAAATATCGGTTTATTCTTAACCACCCGTACTTGCTTTTCTTGTGCTGTAGCAGTAGGTGGATTCATTGATATAAAAAATTCCATAATTTCCTCCAATCCGTCGGAAAACCTTTAACTCAACGTTTCGTAGTGTGGAAAGGCAACGCTTTCAGCCTTTCCCACACTCGTGAACGCACGGAACGGAAGTGACTATATACAATAGGTTTTCCGTTCACGGAAGAAAACTGCGATTTTGCAGATTTCCGTTTCTATGAGCTTTCGTGCTTTCCGACAGTTCCGTTTTTCGTCCAATAAATATCTTTTGCTTCCTTAAGTCTGTCCCTTATACAGCGTTCAGTAACACCCAAATATTCTGCCATTGCCGTTATCGTTACGGGTTGCATAAAAGAGCAGGCTTGAAAAGCTGTATCAAGGGAGTCTCTGCGTTCTTCAGCGGTAGTGCATTTCTTGTTCTTTGCACGTGCTGCCTCAATGCTACCTTCCGTATAAGCTGTATCAAGATTTCCGTGTGTATCAATTCGATGTATAGGATATTCAAACCAGAAGTTGACAGGCTTGAAGTTCTCGAACTCACGGAGGCTGCACTCTAAACGCCAAGCGGTGGAATTGCCATCACGAAGGGTGTTCATTTGATTTTCCGAAAGCTCAAGCTGAATCATATCAAGTTGTGCGTCCGGGTCTCTTGCAAACACACCTGAACCGCTTGCTCTGTCCATTGCTTTCTTTGCACCTTGAGCGCCCTTTGAGTGATGATGACAATAAATTGTCGCACAGCCTGTCTCGGTACAAATCTTGTCAAACTGATTACAGAATGAAGCCATATCCGATGCGTTGTTTTCATCCCCGGTTATAACCTTGTATATGGGGTCAACAATAATTGCATCATAGTGCTGGTCACGAACTCTGCGGATGAGCTTCGGGACAAGTTTGTCGAGAGGAACTGCATGACCACGAAGATTCCAAATCACGATGTTTTCCATATTCTGCTTTTTAATGCCGAGAGCATCGTAAATCTTCATAAAACGCATAATGCAGGAAGCGGGGTCTATCTCAAGGTTCACATACAGAACTCTGCCTTTTTTACAAGGGAAACCAAGCCACGGCTTTCCCTCTGCAATCGCAATGCAAAGCTCCATAAGCAAGAAACTTTTACCCGCCTTTGACGAGCCGGAAATAAGCATCTTGTGTCCGCAGCGAAGCACACCTTTTATAAGTTCTTCGGGGAGCTTTGGTAAATTATCTTTGAAGTCATCAAGCGAAACAAGACCCGGTAGTTCATCCGATACACCCTCGGCAAAGTCAAGCCAGTCAACCCAAGACTTCCTGCCGATATTTGTTGCTACCAAATACTGCGGATTTCCGTTTCTTGTTGCTCCCGGCATACGAGAAAGTCGAGAGGGGTTTCGGTTCTGCTTGTCAACTACAACTCCGTTTTTTTCCAAAAAGTCATACAGAAACTCTACACGCTTTCGGTACTCGTTATAGTCCTCGGCATCAACCTTCACGATTGCATGAAGGGATTTACCACCACTATGTACCAGACAAGCAATGGGAAGCTCTAATTTGCGATACATTGCATCTTGGTCTGCAATCGGCATTGAGTCCGATTCCACAAGAGCGTACTTGAATTTTGTAATATTATCGTTTTTGACACCCTCGCCATCTACGGGATTAAAGCGAATCCATGCTCCGCAGTCCTTTTTCCAATCACCGATTGTTGCACCCAAATCGTCCGGGTGCTTTTTTAGTGAAGCGATAAGGTCTCCGGCGGTGCGATTATATACACCTTTCTTGGGAAGCCATCTGCCTTCATTGTCTTGCCACACATCCGTTGTGACATAACCAACAAAGTCATCTTTATCAAACAAGGTTTCAAGATAAGTTAAAAGCTGTGAGGTGGCTGGCTCGGTCTGTGAAGAAATGTAAGGAGTGAAACCATCTCCATCTTCTAAAATGGTATCGTTCCAATCCATAATCCCGTCCTCGTTTCGGTAGACCCAGCCACGGTCTTTTGCCATCTGCACAATTGTTCCTGCTTTTACAGGCATTGCAACAGAACTGAAGGTGCGCCACTTTCGTTCACACTCACCGGGATGGTATCTTTTATCGTTTCTGCTCCAAGCCTCCCAAACCGAGCAGTCAAATCCCTCGGAGTGAAGAGCCATACCCACAGAAACCCATTCTTGGTATGAAAGCGATGCCACATCTATGGCTTCAAGTGCTGCTAATATAGTTTTCATTTATGAGCCTCCCGTCTATGGTCTGTATGTGTGAACTGTTATTCCGTGCGGAACTCGCCATCCGTTCATGGCAAGTCTTGATATCATCTTTCCGGCATCCTCAAAAAGCCAAGTGCCAACCTGCCTGAACCCATAACGCTCAAGGCAGCGGATTTGCTTCGGTGTAGCAAGACCTTCATCCTGTCGTCTTTTAAGTCTGTCAATGAGAAGAGAGGCTTTGCCCATATTCTCAACACTCTCCGAGAAAATGCCACGCTTTTCAAGAAACTCCAATTGCTTTTCAGAAGGCGGTGCCATTTCCCAAGCAAAGGTGGGAACATAGCCGATAAGGTCTTCTGCTGCAATGGAAAGAGCATATTGAAGTGGGTCGACAAGCTGTCTTTTGCGTTTTCTCATTTCAGCGAGCTGTTTTGCAAGTGCCGATTCACGCTCGGCAAGGATATCTCTCTCGGCTTGTTCTTCAGCTTCAATAAGGTCAACACCATCTTCGCTGTCTTTCATTTTTTCATTTATTTTGTTTGCTATTTCTGCGTCTTTGCTTATAAGTGCAGAAGGTCTGCACAAATCGTGTCTTGAAGTAAGCCACAAAAAATCTAATAAAAGCAGATTTTCCTTGCCGGGGTGAAGTCTCATCCCACGCCCAACCATCTGCTGATAAAGACCTCGCATTTTGGTAGGACGAAGGATTACAACACAATCAACGGAAGGACAATCCCAACCTTCGGTGAGGAGCATAGAATTGCAAAGCACATCGTATTTACCATTTTCAAAATCCTGCAAAATTTCAGCTCTGTCATCGCTGTTTCCGTTTACTTCCACAGCGTTCATCCCATAGTTTTTCAGAATCTCGCAAAATTTCTGTGCCGTAGAAATAAGAGGTAAAAACACCACTGTCTTTCTGCCTTCACAGTAGTGCGACATCTCTCTTGCAATCTGCTCCAAGAAAGGCTCAAGTGCAAATCCTATATCACCAACACTAAAATCACCGCCGGAGATAGAAACATCATTGATGTCAAGCTCAAGCGGAATCATCTGTGCCTTGATTGGGCAGAGGTATTTTTCACGAATGGCACGTGTCATTGTGTATTCATAAGCACGGCTGTCAAAATATTCACCGAGGTTTTTCATATCACCACGGTCTGGGGTTGCTGTAACTCCGAGAACATTCGCTGCCGAAAAATGGTCTAATACCTTGCGGTAACTGTCCGATAAACAATGATGTGCCTCATCAACGATGATGTCGGAAAAGTAATCTGCCGGGAACTTTGCAAGACGCTTCTCTTGTGCAAGAGACTGCACCGAACCGATGGTAACGGGAAGAGAACTTCCGAGAGATGTGCTTTCCGCTTTTTCAAGAACGCTGTCAAGTCCTGTTGCGGATTTGAGTTTGTCAGCGGCTTGGGTTAAAAGCTCACCTCTGTGAGCCATAATCAAAACTCGCCGACCTTTATTTACTTGTTCTTCGGCTACTTTGGCGAATACAACAGTTTT